TTAATGAGAATCCCCTTAATATAATTAAGGATTTGGTCCTCATTAGGGATAGTATCAAAATTCCCATCTATGTCCTTAGTTTTATATCTTCCGATAATATTTCTAAGTTCAAATGGAGTTAATACTCCAAGGGAGTATCTGATACTTTCTGCAAAATTTCTATATCTCATTAAATAATTCAAAGAATAATATCTAACGATTTTACCCTTTTTATTAATTAATGGGAGTCCATTTAGCACTTTAATGAAAATGTCAAACGAACTCAGACTATTTGTTAGTGGTACTTTTATAACATAATTAAGAATTTCAAAATATATAATTCTGAGATTATTATAATGAGTAAAAATACCTCTAAGTGGTAGCCCAGATATCTCAATTCCATTACTGATTCACCTTTTAGCAAACTCATATGTTGTCTTTGACACATGTGTTTTTGAAGGTGAGACTTCAACACCCATTCTCATCATTTGCCCTCTATATATACTAGCAATTTTGTTGTCCTTAATGACAACATCATCACCAAGTATTATATATTGGTCAAAACTTATAGATTTATATGCTTTATAAGCACATCAAGCTATAAGTAAATGATGTGTGAGTGTGAAGGCTGCTCAGGAACTATATGCACCCATTGGTTGACCAACCGCATAACGCAAGTTGGTTTTTCCATCCGGATGTCTATAATCCCTGTCAACCAGTAATTTAGACCAAGCCTCAGCAAAAGTACTATCCTGATATATTTCGGATAATAACCTTTGTTGGAGCTTGATTGGGAACCGATCTGTCGCAGATGACAAATCTAAAGAATAGTAATATTCATTAGAATATATCCACTTGTGTTTTGGATCTTGTGTAAATGTTCTATCACATGGTAACTTACTTAATAATTTAAGTAGATCATCATGAATAGGACGCAGGGCTAATTGAGTATGGTAATCTACCATAGCAATTACTCTTCTTTTACATTCTGGATCCTTAACAATCGATAATTTACCATTAGGCCATCTATCTTTTCCATAAGATAGTTCCATATTCTTCAAAAAAGGAGTATGGAAGAGGTCCTTAAAACCCTCTCGCATAATGTTCATAATCGATATAATCAAATCTTGTTTATAAAAGAGATGGGATCACTGGGAAGCTCAAGTTGACTTTCCAGATGGCCCTCCCTTCATAGACAGATAATGACTATCAAGTGAGTATACAGGTTTTTCCAATAGAAATTTATTATGTATGACTCATTCCTTGATAAATCATGAGGGTATCGACCCTAATGACTTACCGGAGAAATGATCACTAATAGATTTTGTATTGAACATGATTTTCTTATCCTCTATTTTAGTAGGCTTTAAACCTCTAGTTAGTAGGAGAAGAGTCATGGCTACACGTTTATCAGTCGTTGATCCCTTACATAAAGGTTTCAAGAAAGATAAATGCATAGGAAAACCTTCTTTGTCAAGACTAATTAATTTATTATTAGAAAGTAATGGATTTCCACATAAATATCTTGTTACATGGAGTCTAGAAAACTTCATGTATTGGATCATAAATTGGAAACCATTATTTTTCCATAATCTATTAATTAACCTAATATAACTAATTACAATATTGGAATAAGATCCAAATATTACAGTTATTAATTTATTTAATAAAAGTATATTTTGTTTTTTCATTTCAGTATTAATAATTGGTTACCTGGTGATTAACCAGGATTTGGTAAGATCCTTTT